TTAAAAAAGATTGGCCATTGCTTTGGCTGCAATCCGATTAATATCCTCAGTATAATTTACATATACTCTCGATACGGTTTCGACCGAATCCCCCAAGATATGGGCAACAAGATTTATATCGCCAGTCTTGGAGAGTAGCAAGGTTGCAAAGGTGTGACGCAATGCATGGAGGGATCTTCCAGGGAAGTTTTTTCGTATGATCTCGTTAAGCCCGGAATGGACTGAGGGCATGTTGTCCAGGTTAAAAATAGTGCCGGTGATTGTCATTGGCATTTTATTTTGCCACTCTTTGAGCTCCTTTAGAAGGGAGGGAGAAGCTGGAATCGTGCGGTTACTTTTGCGCGTCTTGCACGTCGTGATTCCATAGGCCTTATCACTCACGAGATTGTATTGTTGCTTTATGGTGATAGTCTGACTAAACCAGTCAACGGCATCCCAAGGAAGCCCCGCGATTTCTCCAAACCTCATCCCCGTGTTTGCGCCAATGATCACGATAAGCTTAAACAGCGGCTTGTCATCCAACATATGGATTAGCTTAACTAGCTCCTCTTTTGAAAAGGCCCTAAGTACTGGAGGCTCTCTATCCCTTGGGATTTTGATTCCTTTAGCAGGATTGACTTTGATGATTTTATACGTCGCCCTGGCATGCTCTAGAACTGGCGTAATAAATCGCAATCGACTTTTCTTGGAGGACAGTTTTCCAGGCGTCTGCATTAAAGCGTTGGTGATATTTGCAATGGTCAGTTCTTTTATTGGCAAATCCGCCACGTCTCCAAGGCTGTTGATTCCGTCCGAGTAATTTCTTAAAGTATTGGCCGAAAGCAGCTCCTTTTTGTCTCTGTAGAAAATCCGATAAAAAACGCGTAAGGAAATATCCTTAAGACTTACGTCGTCCGTTAAACCTGTTTGCTCTTTGACTTGCGCCAGCAGCTCGTCCTGGTAGCGTCGTGCCTCTCTTTGATTCTTAAAACCCTGCTTTGTTTTTTGGCGCCACTTGGTACCGACTTTGTAGGAGAGAATTAAGCAGACACCGCCATTTTTCTCGCGATAACTGAATGTATATTCCATAAAAAGACCTCCTTCTATGGATAGGGGAGGGGCTCCTGTGGTACAATATTACAGTAAGCCACTGTGAGATGATGGTTTGCGTTTTCCCTGCTGGTATTTGCGGTACCAGCGGGGATTTTTTTTATTTTTTACGAGATTGGATAGTAGGAATTTCGCTTTCTAGTTCCGCTAAATCATCTTCATCTGCCTGTCTGGCCTCTTCTTGTTTTCTTCTTTCATCAAAAATGTCATAAGCTGTATCCATAAGCTGCACCATTTCACGGTGAGAATGACGGCCACGGTCGTGAAGGACAGGAATGTCATGGTCAGATAGAAGTTTATTTACCGCTTGATGCCAATAATCAAGCGTCAGGTCCTTCCGCATCTTCACACGCAATTCTGCACTTTCCAAGAAAATGGTTACCAGCCGATTCAAGGAATCAATTTCATCTTTTGAAAGATAATTCTTGGCTATGATAATATCTTTCTTGCGGACAATGGCTCCGCTCCATGAAGTGAGAGCCATATTGGGCTTTTGAGGATTGGCTCGGTCAATGATTAAATCAGCAGCCGTCTTGCCGGTGACTCCATAGATAAGTTTGTTTTGCGTTTCTGAAAAGAACTGTTGAGTGACCTTATCTGTTTTATCATAGTCAGAGGAAAGAGCAAAGAGATCACGCAGTTTTTGATAGAATCTTTTTTCACTGGCTCGAATATCACGGATACGTTCCAGCAGTTCATCAAAGTAATCTGGACGGCCATCTGGGTTCTTTAGCCGGTCATCATCAATGACAAAGCCTTTTTGCATATATTCTTTCAATGTTGTATTTGCCCAACGTCGGAACTGGGTGCCACGAGGGGAACGTACTCGAAAGCCAACGGCAAGAATTGCATCAAGGCTATAGAAAGAAATCTTTCTTTGAACCTCACGCAGACCTTCTTTTCGAACCTGTAAGAATTCCTTACAGGTTGCCTGTTCTATAAGCTCTCCTTCGCGGTAAATGGCTTGAAGATGTAAATTGACATTGGAACGGGTGCATTGAAATAATTCAGCCATTTGAGCTTGCGTCATCCACACAGTGCCGTCTTTTGCATACAGGCGGACATTTGATTGACCATCTTCTGTGTTGTAAATAATAATATTGTCCATGGATTATTAATTCCTTTCTATCCCAAACTGGTCGAATTCGACTAGTTTAGATTTACTCCACCACATTATAGTGAATATCTAGGTCAGTCCAGTCTATCTTGGTCAAAGCGTCCTTACGGACGTCTTTTTCTATATGTGAAGCATCTGCTGTATCGCTGCAGAAGTCGGCCCGGAGGATGTGGGCGATCTCATGCACGACGGCAGCATGCATTTTTTGCGGGGAAAGTCGTTCCGAAACGAGGATGGTCAGACTGTCATCATCGTTCAGGACGGAAAGGGCTTCGACGCCGGTGGGAAGGCGTGGCGTCTGCACAACATTGATGATCATGCGTTATTTAGGCTCCTTGGACTTGAGGTATTTGACGTAGCTGTAGGCTTCCTGCATCTTCTCGGGAGGCAGGTCCTCGGAGGCCTTGAAGAGCATGCGCAGGCCTTCGTTGGTGCGGAGCTTCTCCGCCATTTCCGCCGTTTCGGGGTTGAGGTAATAAGCGCGACGGTCATCCACAACCTCTTCAAGGAAATAGCTCTTCGGGACCCCAAAAATAGAGGACATTTTTTCTATCAGCCCCATTCTAGGGAGGGCTTTTTTCATTATCCATTTATTGACCGTTGAGCGACTAACGCCTAGCATCTCGGACAATTCAGTTTGTGAGATTCCTGATTCTTGTAAAAGCGAAGAGAGTCTATCCCCGATTAAATTCATCATTTTAATGGCTTCATCAGTTGACATACGAGAATCTCCTTTCTTAGATATAATCTACATATATTTTAGAATTTTATTCGATTTTTGTCCACTCCTATTTGTAATAATTCGAACTAAATTCTAAAATACTATTGACTGTAGAATATAATTCAACTATAATGAGTTGCAGAAAGGGGGTGACAAAATGCCGAAAATCAGTTTAAAAGCGGCAAGGGTAAATGCGAAATTAACTTTGCTAGATGCAGCTAGCCGCATTGGTATCGGAAAAGATAGGTTAATTAAATGGGAGAAAAATAGCGGGTTAGTTCCCCCTGTGTGGCAACGAAAAATATCAGCAGTTTATAAAATGCCTGTTGATATGATTTTTTTTGGTTAATATGTAGAATATAATTCGACAAGAAGAAGGAATGACCTGTGGAAAAAAATCCAAGTAATCAAACTCAAACAAGAATATGCCAGAAGGCATTAAGGGAGGCATGACATGCGCAAAAAAATAAAAGCACTCCAGAATACTTGGAATGCTTTATCGTTTGAAGCCCGATTAATTATTTTTCTTGATTGTATCGTTCTCATCTGCACCGCAATCAATGTAAAACGGCTATTACAGATGCTATAGCGGCTACGGTGCTTATTGCAATGGAAACATAGTTCAACAGCCTGTTTTTATCATTTTCCTTGATTTCGTACCACCGATTTTCGCCTAATACAGAGAGCGCAAAACTATCTGTTGCCTTGAACTCATAGAGCGGGTAAAAATCTTCAGGAACCTGAACAAGCTGAAAGTAACATTGGGGAATATAATCCCTATTCAATGGGATATCCAAAAGAACGGGACTTAAAGGTTTTTCGGGAGCGTCCGGATCCTTTTTGAAGTCGTCGACTATATAGGAGCATAGAGTGGGTGAGTTCAGCGAAGGCAGGACGGTCTGAATATCTTTGTAAGTATTCTTTCCCGATTTTATTGCACGAATGATTTTGTCAATTTGTTCATGAGTAAGTCTAAATTCTTTAGCGTGGTATGCATCCAGCGCTTTTTTGTAACTTTCATAACGGCTTTGCTCAAGGCGGGCTTTGTAAAGTGGGTTGGACATCATTGATCTGCGAAGCTGCGCTAAGCAGGATAGCTTATCCATATCAACCATCAATAACACCTCCTTTCTACATTCATTATAGGAAGGACGGCGAAGAAAAGAAAGGAGCCCTAACATGGAACCCAAAGTCATGACAGCACAGGAGGCCGCTGAAGTGCTAAACGTGTCGCTGTCCACCATCTATAACCTACGTGACCGCGGCACGCTGCCGCAGATCAAAAAGCTTCCTGGCGTGCGGTTTGCCGCTAAGGACGTCCTTGCCCTTGTGGGTGAACAGACCTGGGAGTATACACCGCAGCGGATGAAGGATCTGCAGCGAGAGTTGGAACGCAAGGATGCTCGTATCAAGACCCTTGAAGGGCTGCTCAGAGGAGCGGCAGCGACTATCCTTAACGGCATGAAAATCGCGGGGGTGTGAGAAATGAGTACAAGAATAAAAGTCGCCATCATCGCCACGGCACTTATTACTGCAGGAATCCTGACTGCAGGAGCCATCTGGCGGGAAAGGGTCAAACCCGAGCCAACGGATTACCTCACCTTTGAGCACGTGGTCTACACGGGTGACAGCCTCTGGAGCCTGTGCGAGCGATACAGCGGCTATGAGGACATCCAGACCATCATTGAGAGGGTCAGGGAGGACAATGGAATCAAAAATCCAGGGGCACTGCAGCCAGGACAGAAAATCAAGGTCAGAGTTAAGAAATTAGGACGCTGATCCGAAAAAATAGTGAAATTTTAAGAGATTTTTCTCAAATTTTAAGAAAAAATGGATTAATTGCGAGGGAGAGTAAAAATGAAAATCACTGACAGAGAGGCCCTAGCGGCTGCGGAAAAATTGCGCAGCTACTGCCGCAATAAAAGATGTCCAGACTGTCCTTTTTCAAACGGCGACATTTGTGAGATCTGCATCCCTGCAGAAGAATGGTACGCGGACGAGGAATGAAAATTGAATCTTGAAAAAGGCCAAAAATAAAGCCTGCCAGCACGGCAATGCTGACAGGGCAGTAAGGTGAATCATGGACGCGATTCACCTCTAGTATAACACGGAGGTAAGAAAATGAAAATAAATGCACTCGAACTTGAAAATGTCAAGCGAATCAAGGCTGTTCGTCTTGAGCCGAGCCCCAATGGGCTTACCATTATCGGTGGTAAGAATGGCCAGGGAAAGACCAGCGTCCTTGATGCCATTGCTTGGGGCCTGGGCGGCGACCGCTACAAACCGTCAGTACCCGCAAGGGAAGGGGCCTTGGTGCCGCCTGCAATCCACATCGAGCTGGACAACGGCATCATTGTAGAAAGAAAAGGCAAAAATAGCGCCCTCAAGGTCATCGACAGCAATGGTAATAAGAGTGGGCAGTCTCTCCTCAAGGAGTTTATCAGTCAGTTGGCACTGGACCTACCAAGCTTTTTAAAAGCGACAGACAAGGAAAAAGCGGACACGCTGCTGCAGATCATCGGTGTAGGGGATCAGCTCCAAGCCATCGACGAAAATATCCGCAAGGTCTATTATCAACGCACCGAAGTAGGACGCATCAAAGAACGCAAGGAAAAGGCAGCTGCCGATATGCAGATATTTCCTGGTGCCCCGGAAGACCCCATCAGCGCCTTTGAACTTATCCAGCAACAACAGGCCATCCTGGCAAGGAATGGGGAAAACCAGAAAAAGCGGTATCAACTCTCTGAGCTTGAACGCAAGCAAACGGACCTTGCCAACCGTATCAACGCTCTCATGAGTGAACTTGAGCAGGCTAAAAGTCAAAAGGAAATCGTTGACAAAGATGTTGAAACCGCTAGCAAGGACGTCGCCACGCTCCAAGATGAATCCACGGAAGAGATTGAGAAGAATCTGCAGCAAGTTGAGATGATCAATGCCCAGATCCGCAAAAATGCGGAGCACAAGAAGGCCGTCGAAGAAGCAGAACGGTATGGGAATGAATATGCAGAACTCACTGGGCAGTTGGAAAGACTCCGTGCTGACCGTCGTACCCTGCTTGATGGTGCAGACCTGCCGCTTCCTGGGCTCTCTGTCGAAGATGGCAAGCTCCTTTATAAGGGTCTCCCTTGGGATGGCATGAGCGCCAGCGAGCAGCTCAAGGTATCTACTGCTATCGTGAGGAAGCTCAATCCAAACTGCGGTTTCGTACTCATGGACAAGCTCGAACAGATGGACACGGACACGCTTCAGGATTTTGGGGCATGGCTCGAACGGGAAGGACTGCAAGTCATCGCTACCCGCGTTTCTACTGGCGATGAATGCAGCGTCATCATCGAAGATGGTATGGTCAAAGGCGAAGAGACAGCTGTTAAGCCGGCCTGGAAGGCAGGAACGTTCTGATGGAAAGAGACTTGAAATTAAAATCTCTCATGATTGCACAAAAAAGGGCGTGGGAGGAACTGCAGGAAACGCAGTATCAAATGAAGGATCCCCTGCTTCGTCCGCATGAGGTTGAGTATATGAAAGGCATCCTTGCTCACAAAGAAAAAGATTATCAGCGTGCAAATGATGAGCTTAGGGCCTACATGAATCAGAAAAAAGGAGGAACCTCACATGCTTAATATCAGCAAAGGAATCGTTTTGAGACCGCAAAAGGTCGTTGTCTATGGTCCTGAAGGAATCGGGAAGTCAACCTTCGCAAGCCATTTCCCGGACCCGCTTTTTCTTGATATTGAAGACAGCACCAGCCAGCTCGACGTCAAGCGCATTCCAGACATCAATTCCTGGGCCATGCTCCATGGCATTATCGAAGAAATCGCGAAGGAAAAGCCATGCAAGACTCTGGTCATTGATACGGTGGACTGGGCAGAAAAGCTCTGCATCCAGTATGTTTGCGCCCAAGCTAAGAAAAGCTCCATCGAGGACTTTGCTTATGGAAGTGGCTATACAAAGCTTATGGAAGCTTTTGCCCGCTTTCTGGAAGCCTTAAATGAAGTGACGAGAGCAGGCATCAATGTGGTACTGAACGCCCATGCCCAAATCCGGAAATTCGAACAGCCTGACGAAATGGGAGCGTATGACCGATGGGAACTGAAGCTCAATAGCAAGACAACGAACAAGACAGCAGCCATCGTAAAGGAATGGGCAGATGCCCTGCTTTTTGCCAACTATAAAACCATCATCATGACAGACCAGACGACCAATAAAAAGAAAGGCGTTGGCGGGAAAAGGGTGATGTATACGCAACACGCCAGCACTTGGGACGCCAAAAACCGATGGTGCCTGCCGCCAGAAGTGCCCTTCGAATATGCAAGTATTGCGCCCTATATCCCGGACATAGGAGAACCGCCTGTGGTTATTGATTCTCCGCAAGGCAGTGTGCCGTTACCACCAGATCCTACACCTGAAGAAGAGGCGTTTTGGGAAACTCACGAAGCAGAATCGCCTGTTCCGCAACCGAAAGTTATCACCACAGCTGTTCAAGTTGCTGCAGATCCGAAGCAAGCCGTCATTAAGCAGGTCTTTGACCTTTTTAAGGCCGAAGGCATGACAGAAACAGATGTTCGCCGCGCCGTTGCTGCGCGCGGTTACTATCCTGAAGAAACCAGTATCATGGACTATGACATTGAATTTTTGAAAGGCGTCATCCTTGGTGCCTGGCCGCAGCTGAAATCATTTATTGTTGCAAATAAAAAATAAATTTGTTTGGAGGAAATGAACATGAGTTTTGAAAATATGGGAACAGTTGTGGAAGATAAGGTATTTGGATGGGAAGACGAAATTACCGCTGAAGGCGGGAACAAAAGTTACACCCTCCTTGAAGAAGGGGATTATCCCTTCGTTATCAAAGAAGTGGAACGCTCCATGTATGAGCCAAAAAATCCGAACAGCAAGATTCCACCATGCCCGAAGGCCATCATCCATTTGATGGTCATCCCGAATGATCCTGCAGCGACGGAGCCAGTGGAAGTGACAACAAACCTCTTCCTTCACAGCAGCCAGGAGTGGAAGCTTGCCACCTTCTTCCTTGCCATCGGTGTTAAAAAGAAGCATGAGCCGCTTCACATGCGCTGGAACCTCCAAGGCCTCGAAGGCTGGTGCCACATGGCTCCGCGCGAATTTAATGACAAGACATACAACAACGTTGCTTACTTCATCGAACCGGACAAGGCACCTAAACGGGACCCACATATGCCTGCTCCAAAGCCTGTGAACGGGGCAAGCTTCACCCCAGGAGCCTTCTAAGTGGAACTCAGGCCGTATCAAAAGCAAGCAATTGAGGCCATCGAACAAGACTGGGAGCGTGGACACAGGCGCACGCTCCTTGTTCTACCTACGGGCTGCGGCAAGACCATCGTTTTTGCAAACGTGGCCAAAAGAGCCGTGGCCCGTGGCAAAAAGGTCCTCATCCTTGCCCATCGGGACGAGCTGCTAAACCAAGCACAGGATAAGATCTTAAAGGCAACTGGGCTTATGACCAGCAAGGAGAAGGCCAGCGAAACTTCCCTGGACAGCTTTTTCCGGATTACCGTTGGAAGCGTGCAAACTATGCAGCGGGAAAAGCGGCTTAATCGTTTCCCTTCGGATGCCTTCCAGACCATCATTGTTGATGAAGCCCACCACGCCCTTGCAAATGGCTATCAGACGGTTTTAAATCACTTCCCTGATGCGGAAGTCCTAGGTGTCACGGCAACGCCTGAGAGACAAAATATGGCGTGCCTAGGCGAGTATTTTGACAACATCGCATATGAATATTCCCTCCCGCAAGCCATCAAAGAGGGGTATCTTTCTCCTATCAAAGCACTTACGGTGCCGCTTAATATTGATATTGGTGGCGTGAAGATGTCAAGCGGGGACTATGCAGCCAATGAACTAGGTGATGCCTTATCCCCATATTTAGAAGCCATTGCCACGGAAATGGAGCAGTATTGCAAGGAACGGAAGACCGTGGTTTTCCTGCCGCTTGTGGCAACGAGCAAGGCTTTCCGGGATATCCTGAACCGCCATGGATTTAGAGCGGCCGAGGTCAATGGAAACAGTGCGGACCGGACAGAAATCCTTGATGCCTATGAACGCGGGGAATACAACGTGCTCTGCAACGCCATGCTCCTCACGGAAGGATGGGACTGTCCCGCAGTGGATTGTGTTGTCGTCCTTCGTCCAACAAAGATCCGCAGCCTTTACCAGCAAATGGTGGGGCGGGGGAGCAGACTTGCGCCAGAGAAAAAGGATTTGCTCCTCTTGGATTTTTTGTGGCTCACGGAACGGCACAACCTCTGTAGGCCAGCATCACTCGTTTGCAAGGACGAAAAGGTTGCTGAAAAGATGACGAAGCGCCTTGAAGACAGCGCAGGGATGGCCCTTGATATTGAAGAGGCGGCAGATGAAGCAGAAAGGGATGCTGTAGCTGAGCGGGAAGCTAGTCTAGCCAAGGAGCTCAAGGCCATGCGAGAACGGAAAAGAAAACTAGTGGACCCCATCCAGTATTTCTTCAGCATCGAGGCTGGCGACCTTGCAGGGTACGAGCCGACTTTTATGTGGGAGAAGGGACCTGCAACGAAAAAGCAGCTTGAATATCTTGAAAAGCATGGCATTGCACCGGACACGGTAGAAAATGCAGGACTTGCAACGCAGCTCATTGAGCGGCTCAAGATGCGCCAACAAAATGGCCTTTCCACGCCAAAACAGATCCGTTTCCTGGAACGCAAAGGCTTTTCTCATGTTGGGACTTGGAGCTTTTCCGCGGCAAGCAGCATGATTGGCCGTATCGCGGAAAATGATTGGCGCATCCCGTCTGGCATTATCCCCGCTGCCTACAAGCCTCAAGAAGGAATGAATCATGAAGCAATTTGACCTTTTAGGCGTGCTTAATTTCATAGATCCAACTTCCTGCTCCTATCAGGAATGGCTGCAGGTAGGGATGGCCCTCCAAAAAGAAGGCTATCCCCTCAGTGCGTGGGACAATTGGAGCGCCCTTGACAGTGTCCGTTACCACTCCGGTGAATGCAGCAAGAAATGGGAGGGCTTTCGCGGCTCTCCCAATCCCGTAACGGGAGCCACCATCACCATGATGGCAAAGGAGAGAGGATGGAAGCCAAAGGAGCGGGAAGCAGGCTGCGCCCTTTCATGGGATGATGAAATCCGTGAAGACCCTTCAAGCGGGATCATCATCAATACAAAGCTCCTTGAAGGCGAAGCCTTTAGGGAACCGCAGGGAGACTGGAAACCTGTCCAGGAAATCATTACCTTCCTCCGGACCCTCTTTGACGCCTCTGACCATGTCGGCTACGTCAACGAAAGCATGCGGAAGGATGGCACGGATAAATTTATCCCCGCCAATGGTGGCTATACGAGCAGAACGAGCAGCACGCTCATTACTCAATTAGAAAAATGCAATGGTGATATTGGTGCCGTCTTTGGTGATTATAACCCGGAGGCGGGCATGTGGATCCGCATCAATGCCCTTGATGGTCACGGCGTCAACAACGAAAATGTGACCGCCTTTAAATACGCTCTGGTCGAATGTGATGACCTGTCCCTTGCAAAACAAAATGAGGCCATCCGCAAGTTGCAGCTTCCAGTGGCAACCCTGACCTACAGCGGCGCAAAAAGCATCCACGCTATTGTTAAGATTGATGCAGCCAATGCGGAAGAATATCGGCAGCGTGTCGAATTTTTATATAAGATCTGCGAAAAGAATGGGCTTACCATCGACACGGCCAATAAGAATCCCTCTAGGCTTTCCCGGCTTCCTGGCGTCAAACGAGGCGGCAAGAAACAGTTCCTTATTGGCACAAACCTTGGAAAGGAATCCTGGGACGAGTGGCGGGAATGGATCGAGAACACCAATGACGACATGCCCGTCATCAAGAATCTTGGAATGGCAAAGGACAAGGGGCTGCCGCCCAAAGCCGACGAACTCATCCACGGCGTATTGCGACAAGGACATAAGATGCTCATTGCAGGACCATCTAAGGCTGGAAAGAGCTTTGCGCTCATTGAACTTGCCATGGCCATCGCATCAGGAACGACATGGCTAGGCCATTTTCCTTGCGAGCGTGGCAAGGTTCTTTACGTCAATCTTGAAATTGATGAGCCATCCTGCTTTGACCGCTTTGACGTGGTTGGGAAGGCCCTGGGCATCGGGCACGATGCAGACTACAACGTAGAAATCTGGAACCTTCGTGGCAAGTCGGTCCCTATGGATAAACTGGCACCGAAAATCATTGCCAGGGCGCAGGAATCAGATTACATGGCCATCATCATTGACCCTATCTACAAAGTCATAACGGGCGACGAAAACAGCGCCGACCAGATGGCTCATTTCTGCAACCAATTCGACAAAATCTGCACTGAGCTTGGCTGCGCTGTCATTTACTGCCACCATCACAGCAAGGGCGGGCAAGGCCTCAAGAAGTCCATGGACCGCGCCAGCGGGTCCGGCGTCTTTGCCCGTGATCCGGACGCTATGCTGGACATGATCCAGCTCAAGGTCAAGGACCAGGACCCGGACGATATTGCAACGGCCTGGCGCATTACTGGGACCTTGAGAGAGTTCCCTTCCTTCCCTCCGGTCAACGTCTTTTTCCGTTATCCCGTCCATGTAGCTGACGATACGGACATGCTCAAGGATGCCATGGAAGAGGGCAGCCTGGCTGATGTCTATCAGAAGGGTAGGGAACAGTCGAACAAGGCGAAGAAGGAAGAAGCTGCCAAGAATGTCGACAGCGTGGAAATCGCTTTTGAAGCGTATGCGAACGAGGCAGGGAAAGCAAAGTTGTCTGACATGGCAAGGTATTTTTCTAAGTCTGAACGAACCGTGAAAAATTATATAAACCAAAATGGTGGGTTCAAAGTTAAAAATGGACTCGTTGAAAGAATTAGCGATTTAGAGTGCTAA